ACGTAACATAATATCCTTTTTTGGAATGATGAAAATCTAATTTAATTTTATTTTGTTTTTTAGATTTTACATTCCTAAAAATTGTACCGTTTTCATTAATTTCATATAAAAAGTTTAATGACTTAATCTTTCTAAACTCAAGGTTTGAATTAGTTTTCATCTCTTGATACCTCTCTAATAATTATTTAATTTCTGACCCTTAGTAGGGTGCCAATTAGAGAAACCCTAGTATCAAACTAGGTTTACGACATTTTAGGGGCATTTCTTTTAGGATAACCCCGTTACCCTGCGGAGTTGTTGAATATTTTCACTTCCGCACATTGGGCAATTATCATTAAATTCTCCTGTATACCCGCACTCTAAGCAAGTATCGTTAGGAACATTAATTGCAAAATATGGAACATCTTTGTCCATAGCATAATTTACTAATGTTTCCAGACCTTCCAAATTATTTTTTACACTACCATCTAATTCTACATAAAGAATACAACCAGCTGAAGAATAACTATCTAGCTGTGATTCAATATCAATTTTATCAAATGCTGAAATTTCATGCCACACTGGAACGTGTACTGAATTTGTAAAATATTCTCTATCAGATACATTCTTAATAACACCATATTTCTTTTTAAACTTTTTCATCGCGGTGTAGGCTAAATTCTCGGCAGGTGTAAAGTACACCCCAAAATTAAGTTTATATTGTTGTTTAAATTCGTTACATCTATCTTTAAACAATTGTTCGATTTGTTTAGCTAAATTCATTCCTTCCTCTGTAGTGTGGTCTTTGCCAATTAGAATTTGTAGTGTTTCAGCAAGCCCGATTTGCATTAAATACCTTTTCTTTCAAAAAGGATTAGACTATACCATAAACTGATTATTTATCAATTTTGCCCATTATAGTCGTTGAACGTCTCTCCGTTCTGGAGATTTCGCTGCGTCTGGTTTCCCAATTCCAAATGATTTTACCATACCTTGGTCGCTAACCTCGCCGCCTAAGTATTCCTACATAGGTTTGGTTATTTGGACTCTAAGGGGGTTCCCGCAATTTAGAGCATTTAAAGTGGGCCAATATATCGGTTGTTAACCCACCGCAAGTGTCCCATGACGTAATGCTGACCTAATTCCTTCTTCTGGAATATATCCCGCCATGATATTATTTTCATACATGAACTTTGCACTTTCTGCTGGTTGAGAACAAATATATTCATATCGTTCTAGCAACATATCTTTTGCTTCATGTATTTTTTTATCCAATAGTCGCATAAATTTATCAATTTCACCATTAGCTTCCATAGCCAAAGTTGGCATAATAATTGTTACAGGGCAAATATTTCCGCGACCATCTTTTAATTGCCCAAAGCCATTAATGTCATATCCATTTGCGGTTCTACACATGTTTGTCCAATGTCACCATTGGCACTGACTATATCTTCATTCTATTTATTTTATAAATAGAGTTGTCTTCCGCTTCGGTTTTCAAGTGCTTCGTTTCCTAAAACACTGGTGGTGCTTATCTCCACCCCTACTCCCATACATTCATCAGGGATAGTCGATACACTTTATTCATCATAATATTCAAAAATCCATCGTTTCTTAAAAGGACTTTTTACTTGCCCATTTAGTCTTGTTGTAATAGAAGTTTTTCCATTTTTAATTCCACAAGCCTTAGCACAGCTAATAACAGTATCAAATATTTCTACTTCGTTTGTAATGATATTTATTCTTTTTATTTTTCGTGCCATAGGATTTTTAAACCCTAATTTGGTTTGTCTAATTTTTTCTTTAATAACTTCCATTTTTTCTCCGGTCTTTGATTGATACGTATTTCCTCCACATTTTGAAATCGCATCAGTTTCATTATATCCATCTTCAATTGAATTATAATATTGAATCCAATACTGTTCTTTTTTGTTTAATTCATCTTGTGTTTGAGCAGAATCTATTTCTTTAATAATAAAGCTATCTTTCCCGTATTTTCTAATTGCTCTTGCAAAATGAGTATCTAATATATTGTTTAAAGCATCATTCATATGCCTACGAAAACGTTGCTCTATTGGTCTAATTGTTTGACCAATATATACTTTATTGTTTTGAATGTTTGTTATCTTGTATATCCACATAAGCCTTTCTCCTTATTATGAATATTATGATGAATCTTAGCACGGTCTCATCTTATAAATCAAACCATTTTATAAGACCTAACCGTTAGCCTCTCATTAGAGACACCCTCTAGCGAGGTTCAAAAGATTTTAAATGAGCTGTAGTTTACACTTACCCATTGTTGAGAAATATGTTCGTGGGTCATTAATATCATAACCCTCGTTACCGCTCCAATTAGTATTACAATAATTTGGATATAACCTTTTTGCTGTAGATTTCAATGCTAACTGAAATAAATCATAGTTTGGGTCACCTGGTTTTCTATTGACCCCTTTCATGCATTGAAAAATTGAACAAGGAAAAACACTTGTTTTTCTTAATTTACCTAATCCTTCAATAGACACTTCAAGTAGTGCTTTAATTACCATTCTACCTTCTGGCTTTGTACATGTGCCAAAATTGATAGAGGTAAAAGGTCAATTATGTTATCGTAAAGGCTTTTTATCCCTTACTTCTTATAGTTTCCTATAAGTTCAGCGTACATTTTCACCTTCGCCACTATGCGTTAAGGGCGGACACTCTTGGGCGGATTATATTTATTCACCGCCTACGCGTTACGGTTCTTCTTAGCCTTTCGTCATCTAAGAAGTTACCTCGGTATTGTCTTATCTTTTATTAAAGACTTAGATTTTTACCGATTTTGCCCGAATTCTTTCTAAAGATTTCTCTTTAGCCAACCACTTTACTTAGTTGATTTCCACTACGTGATTGAAGTGTATTGAGATTGTGAAAAAGGCCCTCTGCGCCTTGTTTTACTTCCTGTTCAGTTTTATCTAAAGCATATTTATATACTTTTTGATTATTAGTATATTTTTCATCATCAATTGATAATGAATCGTTCAAATATTGCGGCATATCTTCTTCCGCAATATATTTTAAACCATCTTTATAATGTTTATAAAATGATTTCCTTACATATGGAACCATTGTCCAATCTAAGTGCGTAGCTGAGACGCCCGTCTTAATCCCATGTTTCCATGGGGACTGACTATATCTTAACGAATTATCAAATTCGCAAAACCCATTTCGAGTTACGTATCAATAGTAACTCTACTCCTCCGATTCGAGGATAGTCGATACAGGTTTTTACACTAAGTGTAAACTTCCCACGGGATTACCATATGTTTCCACTTAGGCTTCCCCGTTAGCTTTAGTTTCCTAAAACCCTGTTGATAAACAGAAAAGGTTTAACAGGCAGCTTTTAATCTACCAAATTCTTGCAAACTTTGAAGTTGCATAATAACCGCAATTAACTGAAAAGCAGTGTTCACAGAATTCGCGGGTCGAACATCTGTTTGTCTAGTATTGAATCCATTGGCCAATAAGTCATCAAAAGGAATCGACATACAATTGTGCTCTCCAATTGCGAAGCTGTCTAAATCCGCTGACTCCTATATTTCTATAGGTACTGACTATCTCTTCATCTTATATTTAAGATGCCATGCACTTCGAGTGGTGCTAATCTCCACTCTACAAGGCTACACTCATCACCTTTAGTCGATACACCTTTTTATTTTCAAAAATAAACTTGGCTCGGTATTGCCATATCCCTTGCGGGACTTAGGGTCTCTTACTCATATTGATATTACTATCTTCTGAACCGATAGCTAAAATAAAATTTTAACACCTCTTTTGCTTGAGTTCACATGGTCCACTAATATTATCACTAATATTAGGCACAATTTAAATCATGAATATAAATTTCATTGTTGAGATGATTATCTCTTGCCATCTTAGACATGCAATGATTCAATGCATAATTTTTCATCACAATATTACTAGCTTCACCTTTGCGGCCACCAAAAGACATTTCGTCTATATTGGCATTTTGATTTTCAATATTAGTTCCAAGAATTTTCTTTTCAATTTCATATTCTTGTTTGTTGATACGTTCTTTTTCACGGTCATATCTGTATCTAGTATATTCTCTACCTTCTTCAGAATAACCATTACACCAAAGAACTTCTTCAACAATATCTTGGATATCTTCTACCGAAACTTCTTCACCAACTAGACTGGCTTCAATTTCTTTGATGATTCCTTCATCATCAAATTCTTCCCCAAATTCTGAGAAAGCCTTGGAGATAGCAATTTTAATTCTATTAGAATCATAATCTTGGTAATCTCCGTTACGCTTAATTACTTTTTTTACCATAGGCATTCTCCTGTTCTATTAAAATATTTTATTGTAACTTATATAAAATTTGTAGCACCTAAATTATTTATTTTGTCCCAAGTATTTCAATAATTTTTATACATCTTTCCTTTATACTTCCTTCCTTAATAACCAAATCTACATCTATTCCAAGAGAGTTAAAATGTTTAAAGTCTTTCCAGTCAGTAAACAATCGCCGCAAATATTCTAGCTTAAATTTATTTTCTCTGCGGACAGACCTTTTTAATCTCTCTAAGGTTTTATTTTTTAAAACTACTATATAAATATTATAATCATTTTTATATTTTAATAAATTAACTATGCCTTCGGGATTAAATACGCCTACATTAATATCATATTTAATAGCTGTAGCTGGCGTACCATAATACCAGCCCCTAAATTTACTCCATTCCAAATATTTATTATCTTTTATTTTATTAATAAAATTATAGCATGAAATAAAGTTATAGTCAACATCTTTTTTTTCGCAGTCTCTGGGTGGGCGAGAAGTATCACTTACCAACCCACCAGCATTATAACCAATAGAGGAGAGTAAAGAACAAAGTTCGCGGGCGGTAGAATCTTTACCACTACTGCTTTTCCCGCAAATAGCTATGATGGTTGGTTTGTTCATTTTACTCTCCTTCATTACTCCGCAAATAAATAGTATCAATTAAACCATTATTATATATTTTAGTAATTTTTTCACAGCCATGGTGTTTAGACTTTTTATAAGTCTTGGAAACAAATTGTCCACTTCTTTTAAAACCATTAACTGTAATCAAACTACCTTTTATAAACCATGAATTATCAATCATTTTCTTTGTGCCATCTGGTTGAACTTCACTAATTCTTCTGTTCAACCTAGCATAATTATCTCTAGTAAATTTAACATTTACAACACCACTACCAACAGTCAACAAACTAACCATAGACTTAGCGTCATCTTTGGCAATCACTGTGCCGCAAATCCTGTGTGTCTTATATGTAGAATATTCTTTACCATTGCGTCTAAATGTACATTCCACTTCTGGTTCATCTGGAAGGTCTTTATATTCTACCAAATCATTATTAACCATGTCAACATTTTTTAATTCATGTTCATGATAATAATATCCTAAGGATTCCATTTCCCAAGTAGAAATATTACCACTAGCGTTTTTCTCCCAACATTCCTGGAAAATAGAATTATTTAATTTTTCTAAAAGGTCAGAACTGTGTCCAGTAATATATTCTTTTGCGGGCAACATCATTTTATCATATTGTTTCTTCCAGTCATTTTCTGCAATAGTTAAAATTCCATCTTCGTTTGGTGTTAGTAAATCTATATCAAAATATTGTTCATAGAAATCTAAATATTTCCATTTATTATTATGAACTAATAACTTACCATTTTTCTTACAATTCTTTTTGAACATTTTATTAAACCTAAATGTTCTAATTTGTAGTGATAGTGTTTGCGGCAAAATATTATGTTCTACCAACGCCGCAAAATTTTGCATTGTAATTCTTTTCTTTGGTTCGCAAATAGACCAAATATATTCTTTCATTATCTCTTGGCGGTCATTGAATTGGTCAAAAGCACCGCTTTTAATTAATGATAGCATAACTGTTTTGTTACATTTTACCTTACCCATAAAATCTTGCAAAGATGTATATGGACGATTATTGATAATTTCTTCAATAATTTCACCATTTAATCCCGATAATGCTTTCATAGAATAATAAATAGTATTGTGTTCTTCGTCCGGCTCAAACATGTATCCAGATTTATTTATATCTATTGGAGAAATTTTAATATTTTTAGAAGTAATTTCACACACGCCTTTTGCAATTTTACTATAGTTACTACTCTCTTCGCTGTCTAGTCCGCTTACTACTCTAAGATAAGCTGTGTTCCAATAAACTGAAGGGAAATAAGTAGCTAAATAAGCGCCTTGACAAGCAATAAGCGAGTATGTAAAACCATGAATTCTACTGCATACCACATTAGTTTTCACTAACCATTTCTGTTGTGGTCTGGACTATACGTTCTCTTCTAAAAGAAGGTCTTTATTGTAGTCTCTGAACGTCTTTCTTATTTTTTCATATTTTCTTGCCATACCAAAGGGCTTATTGTATGACATAGAAATTAATTTTAATATATTTCCTTGGTCTGCTGTTCCTATTACATAAAGTACACTACCGTTAGGACGATAGCTCTCTGTAATTAGAATATCAATCATGTACATTTTATTTTCTAAAACACTTTTCAACCAGACAGCAAAATCATAAGAAGCTGTTACAATTCTGAACTGTGCGCCTCCATAAGAAGTAGGTGAGACAGTCCCATCTCCATCAATAACTCCTCTAATGATATAAGGAATATATTTTTCTTCTTCTGGGAGTAATTGTGGTCCTTGAAGAATTTTGGACTTATTTTGAACTACTCCTAATCTAGCAAGGTTATGAACTAAATCTTTGTCCTCAATAATTAATCTGTGTCTTGGTTGTCGGCCTTGAATCATATGTCCATGATATTCTCTTGAGTACGTTTGCTCATATGTCTTATAATCTTTTCCGATAGATTTAGACAAAAAATCAATACAGTCTTCGTCTGTTAAATCAATCCCAACGGCCCAGCTATCGTTTACAAGATATCCATCTGTTAACAATAAACCTAAATAATAAGCATCAAACTCATTATTTATTTTTTCTAATTTATAACAATATCCTTTTCTATTATTTTTGGCTTCTTCTATAATCACTTTATAGTTGTTCGGATAATATTTTTTAACTTTATCTGTAATAGATTTTTTAGTCGCGAATTCATATCTTTCCATCAGCATTTTAACAGGAGCGCCGTTGCGATATTCTTCTACTATTCTTCTTTCTTCTTTATCAGAATATTTTTTATACCCCATTTAGCTTATTCACCTCCTTATTTTTATCTATTGCCCTTTTTATCTAAATAAGAAATTTCGCTGCGGATTTTCCAATCCTTATCCTTTTTACCATACCATGTTGATTAGACATGCCATTAAAATATCACTATTTTAATTTGGTAGATAAGGCTCTAAGGAAGTCCCCGCAATTTAAAAGATTTATACTCCCCCGGTTTAGTTAAAGGAGTAGCCCATTTGTAAAGCAATAATTTTTTGCCATACATATTGACCTAGTTTTTTACTTTTTGCTCTACTGATTACTTGTTGTTTTAATTCTGGAATTTTATCCATTTTTTTCTTTGAAATTACTTTACGTGCGGAATTAGCTTCTTCTAATGTAAAACCACATATTTCTTTATCCATAAATAACATCATAGCAGCCTCTTGAGAAGACGGTACACCATAGTCGGCCAAACAATGTCTCTCAAGAACTTTTTGTTCGCTTTTTGTTAAACCGTAATCATTCATTTCTTTATACCATAAATCAATATTGTTTTTAAATTTATAATATCTATCAGAAGGCGTCTCATCCAATCCTTCTGGCATTAGTCGCATAAGAGCATTGCAAGCTGTTAACTCTTCTACACTTCGTGGTCTCAATTTTTTTACAATAGTATTACCCGTTTGACTAGTAAGCTGAAAAAGAGCTAAAATATCACCTTTATCAATCGTATCCCATAATTTATTTTCATTAAGAGGAAGAACGCTCGGGACCACATATTTGTTATATACTTCTCTCAGGGTTAATTCTTTTTCAAAATACCCGTGCTCTTGAAGCATGTTTATGCACTGGGTCATAATGTCCATTTGTTGAGTAACGAGTAGGTCCATTTTAACATCGCCACAATATTCTGCATCGTGTAAAGAATATTGTGTAATAATCGCCCCGTTAGTTGCCTTCATAAAGCAAGCAGTCTCATAAGGGTCTTCGCTATAGAAATTCACACCTGACGAATGAATCCCCCTAGAGCGTATTAGTCCTTCAATATTTATAATAATATTTAATAATCCAGGATATTTATTTACTTCTTGAATAAATTTTTTAATAGGTTTGCGGCCTTTTTCTTCGTTCCCATCAACTATATCCTTAATAGGCCAAAGGAATCCTCTTTCTTGCGGAATAAGACTGGTCATATATTGGGCTATATCATTGTCTATCCCGTTGGGGAAATCTTTAGAGCGGTAGCCTCTAGCCGCCGTTAAAATTGCAGAACGTGTTCCCTCAGTTGTAAAAGTACAAACTTGGACACAAGCTAATTCGTTGTTTTGTTCTTCTCGAATTTTTTGAAATATTAGTTCTCTTTTACTCGGATTTAAGTCTATGTCCAGGTCGCCAAGCTCTTTTGTATCATGGTTCATATAACGCCAAAAAGGAAGGTTATTCTTTACGGGGTCTACAGAAGTTATACCTAACAACCAATGGTTTAATCCGCTTCCCGCACTCCCTCTCCCCACACCTGTTATACTGCCACACTCCCAGAATAAATCAATATAATGCTGAAGAAAGATAGGGTAAGCAAACATACAGGTGTGAAGTCGTTCTCCAACTGTTCTTTTGATATCAGCTTCTTCCTCTAATCTAGAAAGATAAACTTCATTATCGAGATTCCACTCTTTTAATTTATCGACACATTGATTAACCCAATATCTCTCTTGGCTATTCTCACTACTATACATTTTATCTAAATTTTTATAGCCGAGATGCGATGTTTTTTTAGGATAATTTTTTACTTTTATTTGAGGAACTTGTTGAGAGTGCTGAATACTAAAAATTTCAATTTTATTATATATTTCTTGAGTATTGTTTTCTAATTCATAATAATCTAATCCAGTCCCTTTTAAATTCTCTATAATTTCTTCTTCTGTTTGAAGATAACAGAATTCATAAAACAAATCCACTTCGCGTTCAGCTTCTTTAGAATTAAGATATGCCTTGTGAATTTCCCTATCTTCTTTTCTTAAATAATGTGCGTCTGTTGTTACTATGATTTTTGTATTAAAATATTCAGAAATATCCTTCATTTTTTGATTGACAATAATCTGTTCTTCGCTTCTAGCTGGCTGAACTTCTAAATAATAATCATCACCAAACAAATCTTTACACCATGTAATGAGCTTTATAATATTAAGATAATGTTTCTTTTTAGATTCTATATCTTTATTTCTTTCAGCTTGACACATTCCTAGAATTTCATTGTCTAACTCTGAGCCAAGACACGCACTAGAAGCAATAATATGTCCTTTACCGTATTTTTTAATAATAAATTCTAATTCATTCTTAAGAGTTGGAACTCTTTCTAATCCTCTGTCAAAATAAGAATTCATCCACGCAATAGATGACAATTCTCTCATAGCTTTAAATCCAATTTTGTCTTTAGCTATTAAAATAAAATGCCAATACTTTTGTCCGCTTATCCGTTCATCTACTAAATAGATTTCGTTCCCGTGGCAGACCTTAAAAGAGCTTCCCTGTTTTAGTAACTCTTGTTGAATTCTGTCAACTTCTACTTGTCCAGATAAACATTCGTGGTCAGTAAGACAGACCCCAGATAAACCTATCTCAATCGCTCTGTCCACAATGTCTCTAGGACGATTAATACAGTCAAAGCAAGCGAATATTGCTATAATGGCTATGACAATGGCATTCAAATCGTGACATAGTAATATTCTCCCTCCTTTTAACTCTCTTTTATCAATATAAATATATTATATCACAAAAAGGGGACACTGTCAAGAAACAATGTCCCGCAATATTCAATTTTACCAAAGAAAAGTATATTTAAATCATATGCAGAGGTTCAACAATGGTGCTGATTACTACAGATTCACGCCCTCGTTTGTAGGCCCTAGAAATTAAGTTAGTAACTTCTTTTTCATACCAAGAAGCAGATTGGTCACCGTCATATCCTATTAAAGAACAAAGAGTGTGGGCATCTTCACCAATTTTTTCTAAAGAATCATATTCTGTAAAAGTATATTGCGGAGGTCCCTCTAAAGAGACATCTGGGTCTACCCAATCTGTAAAGCAATAATTATCTTGATAAAGCCTACACTGACCATGTGCGTTAAAACTAATTTCATTTACCACACCATATTTATTGACTTCGCTGCACCCTTTACTAGGATTAAATTTATCACCATATTTAACTCTTTCACCGTTGTTAAATTTTACATTTTCAAAAAGCATTTTTTCTTTTCCTTTTCTACTGTACGCCAATCAATCCTTCGCCCGCAAGTAGGGCAGTAATTATAAACATAATCTAGCTCTTCTTCACACTTGGAGCAATAATATCCTGGAATACCATATCTATTATCACCTACTGGTGTGGTAAATTTTTGTTCTACATACGAAAGTCTATCTTGACTTATCATATTTAATCCTAGCAATAGTAAAGCCTAAATTACCAATCGCGGCAACTAAAGCTATAATACTTAATACTAAAGTAAGCATTTTTTCTCTCTTTCTTTCACATATGGAAAATTTTCTAAAATTAAATTATATACTTTTGCAAGACATTGTGAACATAAATCATCTTCACCTATGTTTATTTTATTCATAATAGTCCCATTAAGTGTGGCATAAGGCTTGCCATTTAACTCTGCCCCGCAAAAGTCACATTTATATTTATTAATTTTCATACTACCTTCTTTATATATCAGTGAAAAGGTTCAGGATTATTCTTCCAAGAGTCGGCATAATCTTCTTCTTTAATTTTATTGAGCAGTGTAGCGTGATTAATAAGTGTAGTTGCTTTATCTACAACTTCATTCCATTTTTTATTGTTTACCCCAGACTGAATATTTTTAATATCATCATTAATCAGTTCTTTAAAAGTGTTTTCAATTTCTTGAATAGTGCTAGCTTTCATTATTGATTTCCTTTCTTTTGGTTTACAAGGGCTTCAACCAGTTCTGTAATTTCATCTAAACAATTATCACAAAGGTCAAATGTACAACATGGGTCTATTCTTGCGAGAGGAGGATATTCACCTTCAAATGGTAAATGCTTTTTTAACGTAAATATTCCATGAGAATCTGATACGGTATCAATTTTATTTCCGCAAACATCACACACAAAATAAGTTACTTTAGCCATTATTATTCTTTCTCTCTCTATAACGCTCTTCTGTAATTAAAACCTTGCTACAAGAACCTTCTGGATTACAGCAAGCTCCTCTCCAATTATAATTACTGCATTCTAAGCAAGCATCATGACCGCCTACATAATACTTAGTATCATATTCAT